AGTCTTTAACATTTACAAGACATTCATAGCCTAGTTTTTTGTTTTGAATAAACATGTATTGTTCTACACTAAAGAAGCAGTTGGATTTTTCGTAAACTATTGTAAGACCTCTTTGTGTATTATCAAACGGAGAATATAAACCACCAGGCATACGAGATAAGTCTGCAAGGCAACCATTAGCCCAACCACCAAGTAGTGAGCCATCTAACTGTGTTGCTACAGTCATATCAAATCTATGATGATGTCCAAAGATTACATTCCTGTTGTAGTATTTTAAATTTACATTTGCTATGTGCTGTGGTGTAGCAAAGCCTCGCTTTTCATGTCCATGCATATAATAAAGTTTTTTGTTAAGTGTGAAAGGTGAGCTTACATTTCTAATCTTAAATTTTCTAAACTCTAAAATTTCATGTAGGTGTAACCTGTTAGCCAAAAAGGGAGCTAGTGCTGCACAACAAGATAAGATCTTTTTTTGCATCCTTTGCTCATGATTACCTTCAAAGAAATAAATTGTAGGTCTAGGTGCTATCTTCCTAAGTTTGTTTAACCAAGATACACCTTCAAATAGTTCAATCTCAATATTAGAAGCTGTAAGATCAGGTGAAAATGTTGACAACGGATAGTAGTCTAACAAGTCTCCACCAATAATTATGTTGTCTGTATCTTTGAGATTTAAGTCCTTGAGAATTTCCATAGCCATCTCAAGAGCTTTTTTATCCTCATAAGGAATATGAATGTCTGATATAAAGACAGTTCTTGTGTGAGTTTTTTTTCTCAACCTTCAAAAAACATAGTAATTAATTTCAAGCCTTCTCCACTTTTAACCATGTCTGTTGACAATCTTAACACACTCCATCCTAATAAACAAGCATTATTGTACTTTTCCATGTCTTTTAAAAAAGTTGCTGCTCTGTTGTGGCGACCATAAACCCAAATCCCACCCTCGACTTCTACAGCTAATTTATGTTTTATCCAAGCTAAGTCGAATCGCCATTTTCGAGTTTCATGAAATCTGTGTTCACGAATTGGTACAGGTAAATCTGTAGACATAATTTGATCTACTAAAAGTTTTGGATAATCTATTTTTGGTTTCTTGACACGAACTGTTGTTGGCATTGGCTCTTTTGGAGTTCTACCCATTTTTCAAATCCCTCTGCTCTTTTTTCTGCAATCCTATTTGCTTCGGCTTGAGCATCTGCCATCTTCTCTAATGACCTAGCTATTGTTCTTATAAGTTCTGTACTGCCATTGCCATTGCCATTTCCATTTTGTTGTTTCATAACTAACCAAACAATTATTACTAAAGCTGGTGCTTGACTTAGTACTGCGATTAACTCAGTTTCCATTTAACATCTCTCTTAAAAACCTGTTTTGCTCTTGGCAGTTCTTTAAGTCTAGCACAGAATTTATTGCATCTTTATTTTTAATGCAAAGATATCCCGATATGTCGGTTGGACACTCTACAAATTCAACTTTGTTATATTTAATCATTTCTGGCAACTCTCGTTGAAATTTGACTGCTTTAGAGCACGATACAAGCCCGAAAAGCATTAAAGCAATGGTAAGGTATACCTTTTTACTTATCTGCCTTAAATGACCCTTTTCTGTGCTTCTCATGCGATTTAGCATTATCTACCCTGTCCTCTGTATGGTTTATAGTTATTTTTTCTATTTTTTGACATGGATGAAGTCTTGACACGACTTCTTGTACCTGCAATGGATGTCTTTTTATCTTTTCGCTCATGTACTATCTCAGATTTGTAATTTTTTCTTTTTTGTGCCATTACAAACCTAAAGGATTGCCAATCTGTGCTTTAAGCTCCTCTAGCTTTGCTTCCATCACTTCAAGTTTTTTGTCTAAGATTGCAACTTCCTTTTGCAATTTTTCAACTGTGTCAGAACCAACTGCTGCTGAGACTGCATCAAGTCTATTGTTGAACACACCCCAAGCATAGAAGCCACCACCGATAGTCATAACCACTCCGATTATCATTGCATACTTCTGTAATGTTTCTATCATATTATCTTCCTTGTAAAATTCTTAATTCTTTTTCTAGTATAACTCTTTTTAGTGTAGCTTGTCTAATTCGTTCTTGAAAAATATACAATGGGTCGCTTTACCATTTTGTTTTCTGCATAGATTTGTTTGCCACCCAACATTCTTAGATCTTCATAATTGTTACCTTCATAGATTTTTCTTGGGTCTGTATATGTTTTGTAGTATGAAGAAATATCTGGTTGTTTTGATTCTATAACTTTTGCTGCAATTATGTTTGTAGCAGACAATTGTTGTTCTACAGACTTAACTGTTTTTTTTATTTGTTTATCTATCGCTTGAACAGTCACTTCTACTTTAACTGTTGGTTCGTTAACAGATGATTCTTCAGTTTCAGATTCTTCTAAAACTTCTTCTTCTATCTGTGCTACAGCAGGTTCGCTACTCGTATCTTCTTCTTCTGGTTCTTCTACTATTTCTGGTCCACCAAACACTTGCAGTATCTCCACTTCTTCAAATTCTTCTTCTAACTCTTGAGCTGTTTCAAGGACTTCGATAAGCTCTTCTTCTTCTAAGAGTAACATAGGTAACTCTTCAATCAAAACTGGCAAGGGGATAAACTCCTCTATAACTTCAGGTTCTACAAATGATGTTTCCCATTCTACAAATTCATCTAAGACTTCTTGTATTTCTTCAATTACTTCTTGTTCTACTACAGTATCATCATATGTCATAGTGAGCTTTGCACCCAAAAGGTTTGGTCCACCTAAACTTGTCCCATATGTATCATAGCCAACATCTACACCTTCCCATTCCCAATAAAACTGATTGCTACCTGCACCTGTATAACTAACAGAATCCTCATACTTAAAAGCATTTGCACCATACCCAGCATCATTGTTTCTAGTTTGATTTACTGTTGCAAGTGTGTTGCCATTTTGATCTAAAATTTTCACAGTTGTTGTAAAGGTATCTTGTCCTTGTGTAGCTTGACCACATTGCCAAGTAGAGCCTAAGAACTCACAGTTCTGCACTATTGTCGTAGAGTTAAGTGTTATGCCATTGTCTAATTGTTGCTGTGTAGCATGGTCAGTTAAGTTGCCAGTATAGTTAATACTACCTGTACCAGTAGTTTCTATTTCTTGACCCCAATCTCTTATACCTCCAGAAGTATTAAAGCCATTTGTTGTTATGTTTGGTATTGTGCTATCTACACTTTGATAGCTGCTTGAGTTGTTTGTACCATTCGGTAATAGGTTGCCTGTCGTAATCTCCTTTGCTTGAACTGCCCACACTATCAAGAATAGTATTAATGACAAGTATAAACATTTAATCATCATCTCCATACAAGTCGTATTCTGTATCTATAGGAACAAATTCTGTTTTGTTATCTATAGCATGTCTCCTTTTTAATTTTTCTATATACTTATCATAGTCAGGTCTTTCTATATCATACTTCTTCCATTGCATTTCTGCATCTTCGCCAATAGCCCCTTCAAACGGGCATGGTGTACCTGCATGTTCCATTGCTGAAAAAACTCTGTCATCTTGACAAAGAATTGCTATGGATGCAACTCGCATATTAAAATCATAGAGGAGCTTTGATAGTTTCATTCTCTCGCAATTCTCATCAGTAACATAAGTTCCACCTGATACACCAAACCCTGTAACTTGCACACCACCACTTACACCAACTATACATAAGTCTTGTGAGTAACTACTCATAGATGGGGCAGTCGCAGTTCCGACTGGTATTTTTGAATTTTTTGTCGTATTAGTTGTGGCATTGGTAGTTGTATTAGTTTGTCCACCACTATAAGTGTTATTAGTAGTAGAGGTATAGCCACCACTGATAGAAGTGTTACTACCAGAAGTGTTAGTTTGATTTGAAGTTGAGTTATCAGTTGCATTTGCAGCAGCTCCAATGAAGAGCAATATTATGATTAATGCAAATACAAATAAGCTACTCCTCATTCCTTATTTTATTAAGTTCTTCAGCTAGAGAATCGTTCTCCTTGTTTTGTAATCTATATTTCCAATCTTCAATCTTTTTTTGTTTTTTCTTTTCTTGTTCAAGTATTGCTACTTTGTCATTTAAGCTAGAGACTTGCTGTTCTAATTTACCTACTTTTCGCTTTTGCATATAATCTTGCAGAGCAGCAAATCCCTTGCTTAATAAACTTGTTACTAAAGAAGAAAGAATCTTGCTTATCATTAGTCTTTCTTCTCTTTTAGTATCATAGATATAACAGCAGCTACAGATGCTAATGCTG